CCACCAGCGTGCGCTTCGGAGCAAACTGCCCGCCGGGCGATGGCTGCACGCCCAAGTCAACGATCATGTCGCACACTGCCGCGTAAGCGCCAGCCTCAAGAGGCTTTCGCTCAGGATAGTTGCCGCCACCAGATGCAGAAATAATCAAGCTCATGTGTATTTACCTTTGTTGCTACGGTTCACCAGTAATCTTGGGTGCCACGACGGCTTGCCCAGTTTGGCGGGGGAACCTGCCGCCAAGTCTCTTCGTATTTGCTTCGTGTCGATCGACGCCAGCCGCGGTCGCGCAGCCAATAGTAGATACCTGCCGCAATGTATCCCATAAATAACATTACCAACGCCACCGCCACTGGGCCGCTCATGTTTTATCCTCAGCTGAAAACCAAGTGTGTTTCTCTTAGCTCACCACTCGTGCGGGTTCGCTATTGCGTAGACTATCGCAGAGACGGCGATGACGCCGAAGACCTGGGCCAAGAAAAACCACTCTTCACTGGTGGCGTAGCCGACGATGAGATCGTACATGGTGTGCTACCTCTTGACGTTAGGCGCTGAGATCGAACGCTTCAGCGGCGCCCAACCGGCTCACGGTATCGCGCACTACGTCGCAGCAGTCCTCAAGCGTATCGCGCTTGCTCCACGGCTGCTTGACGCCTTGGACGTACCACACATAGCCGCCAACTACCTGGCGCGCGTAGCCGTCAATTTCATTGATGTCAATTTGATTGGTGTTGATGCTCATACTTGTCTCCTTCTATCGCTTTTTGGTGTCTTAATGAAGGGCGGCTTACGCCGCCACATCGGTGCCAGCCTGGACTCGCTTAATGGCGCGAACCAGGGCGTCGTTCAACGTGTTGCTCTTGCCGGTGCCGCGCACGTCTTTGCCATTGCCAACTGCAAACGCGGCAACCATGTATTCACCTTCGCGGCCATACTTGTTACCAAAAAAGTCAAAGTCAGTTCCGGCAATGTTCAGGGAAACGTGGTAGAACGTTTCGCCGCCGGCCGAGTGTTTCTTCATCTTGATCATTCTGGTTGCCTCTTCTATCGCTTCTGGCCCGGCACCGCGCCGTCCATGGAAGAGATAATACATGGTCTGGATTGGATTACAACCCCCCGGTGTAAATATTTTTTACCGCTTCACAGCCGCCTATCCTTGGTTGTAAGATGGGCGCATGAACAAGAAGATCACGCCGCAGCAAGCGGCAATCATCCACGCCGTGGACAAGTCAGGCGGTCAGTCTGCGCTTGCGCGGAAGTTAGGCATACGGCCGCAGGCCGTGCAGAAGTGGTGCGCCAAGGGGGTCATCCCTCCGGTGAGGGTGCTTGCCGTCGAGGCGGTATCCGGTGTATCAAGAAAGGCTCTACGACCGGACATCTACCCATGAAGCCAGAACTCACCGCAATTGTGCCAGTCGAGAAGGTTCTCGAGCTGGCGAAGAAAGTCCCTGTTTTCCCATGCCGGAGGAAAGATGAAACAGACCAAGAAGGGCGCACGCTCAAAGCGAAAAGCCCACTCACCAGAAACGGATTCAAAGACGCCACGCAAGACGAGGCGCAGATTCGTCGATTCTGGGCCAGTCACCCTGACGCACTCGTTGGGGTTCCAACCGGCAGCCGTACCGGACTTGCCGTCGTCGACTTCGATACCGGCAAGGCTGGCGCTGCTGCTCAAGACTGGATTGCAGAAAATCAAGGCGCTCTTTTAACCACCAGAGTCCACCAGACCGGCGGCGGTAGTGGCGGCCGGCATTACCTGTTCAGCCTGCCGCATGGCGTCAAGATCCGCGGCGGCGTCAGCGTCACGCTCGGCAAGGTGCGCCGAGACGGCCTCGACATCCGCGCCGAGGGTGGCTACATCATTTGGTGGCCGCTGCATTACGGCCAGAGCGGCCCGGTGGGGGACATCAAGTCACTGCCGGCTGGGCTGATCGACGAGCGGCGGATGGATCTCGAGCTGCCCGCGGAACTTGCGGCAAAACTGCCGCCGAAGCCAGGAACCAGCGGTGACTTCCAGCGAGAACTGCCGCGCATCACCGAGGCGCTGTCGTTTATCGACCCGGCGCCCTACGATGCGTGGCTTATGGTAGGGATGGCGCTGCATTACGCCTCCGGCGGTGCCGATGACGGGTTAGAACTGTGGGACGCATGGTCAAGCGGCGGTATCACTGGCGTACTGCCCGCGGCCTACGCCGGGCGGGCCGACATTGAGTACCGATGGCAGTCGTTCCATCTTGACCGCGGCGGCGGGGTTACGCTCGGCAGCCTCTTTAGCGCAGCCAAGTCTGGCGGCTGGGTGCCCGTGCCAGAGGCGGTGCGTATCGGGCCACCAAAGCGGGAGGAGCCGTCCATGGATTACAGCGACGTGCCAGAGGCTCAAGGGATGATCCGCGTGACGGAACCTGCGCCACAGCCCACTGTAGCGCCTAGCGCCACAACCGGGCGGCGGCTTGTGCTGCGCGCCATCAACGAGATCGTGAGCGAGCGACGCGAGGCGACGTGGCTGATCCACAACGTCATCGAGGCCAATGTGCTGGCGGTGCTCGCAGGGCCGCGTGCCTCGTTCAAGTCGTTTATCGCGCTTGACTGGGCCATGCGGATTGCTATGGCCGATAACCCGGTCGTTATCCTATCCGGCGAAGGCGCTGGCCTCGGTCGTCGCGTTGAGGCGTGGATGCAGGAGCACGGCAAGGGGCGCGACCTCGAGGAACTGAAGCTTATGGCGCTGGAGTCCGTCGCCAACCTAAACGCTGACGATGAGATGCTGATGCTACAGCAGGCCATCGACGAGG